CTCAACGCCGTACTTGGAATATGGTCAGTTGAGGATGCCGCTAATGCGGTCGGACTCACCCCACAAGACCTGGTCCACGAAGCCCAAGCATGGGCGCTAGGAGCAGCAAATGCCGATTGATTTCCCCGACAGCCCAACAGCAAACCAAGTGTTTATCGTTGCTGGTAAAGCATGGATATACATCAGCAACATCTGGAAAAGGTATAATTTAATCGTCAGTGATGGCGGTTACGCCAACACCTCATTTGACGTAACTGACGACGGAGGAACCGCAAATGGCTTCTAGAAGAATACTTATTAGAAGAGATACTGCCGCCAATTGGACCTCTGCCAACCCCACGCTCGCATCTGGTGAACTCGGCGGCGAGACCGACACGGGCAAACTCAAGTTGGGCAACGGCTCAACGGCATGGAACAGCCTCGCCTATCTCGGTGGCGTTACCTCTGTCAACGGAGAAACTGGCACCGTGACAGGTCTTGCCGCGCTTGCTTCGCCGACATTCACGGGTACGGTAACCACAAATGATTTGACGGTCTCTGGAAATCTTACGGTTTCTGGAACGACCACATCAGTTAATACCGAGACGGTAACGATTGATGACAACATCATTGTTTTGAATAACAATGAGACTTCTACCCCGTCGCAAAACGCGGGTATTGAAGTTGAGCGCGGCACTTCAACAAATGTCGCTCTTCGTTGGAACGAAACACTCGATAAGTGGGAAATAACCAACGACGGAACAAACTATTCCCCGATTGCTACTGAAGCAGGCGTTGCCACGTCAACCACACTCACTTTGGACAACTTGTCGGATGTGACAATCACATCGGCTGCGTCTGGCGATTTCGTTAAGTGGAATGGTTCGGCATGGGTGAACGACCCGATTGACCTCGCAACTGACACGGTAGGAGACTACGTTGCCACGATTACCGCTGGCACGGGTGTCACATCTACGGGTGCAACAACTGGCGAAGGCATCGCCCACACGCTTTCAATCGGTCAAGCAGTCGGCACGGCAAGCGAAGTCACGTTTGCTGGTTTGAAAACCACTTCGGTGATTGAACCTTTGACGATTTCGGCGACAGCGGCAACTGGCACGGTTGCCGTAGATGCCGCAAACGGAACCACCTACTACACGACCAATGCGAGCGCAAACTGGGTCGTGAACCTCAGGTGGAATTCGGGTACGACTCTTGATTCCAAACTTTCTACTGGTGAAATGACGACGGCATCATTCATGGCAAGACAGGGTGGCACGGCGTATTATCCGACATCGATTCAGGTGAACGGAACGACCTCTGGTGTCACGACGAGATGGCAAGGTTCTACTGGTGCTCCCACATCTGGCAACGTCAACTCAACGGATATGTATACATTTACTGTCGTCAAGACGGGAAGCGCAACATTTGACGTTTTTGCGGCGCAAACACGATTCGCCTGAGCCAACTGATATAGAGGAAACTTTATGCCGTTCATAAGCAAAATTGGTGGCGGGTCAGCAAGAAAATTTGGTTTGACCAGAAGAAGTACATTCTTTACTTGCAATACGCACACGTCTGTTGTCACGCTGAACAACACCGATAAAAGGTGTTATTACCCAGCGAACTACGCGGCGACGGCAAGCAATTATAGTTATTCGTGTCAACAGGGACCTGGGTGTTACAGCGGTGGCGGAACATGGGGTACCGAACCCAATGCGGGGTGTTGCTATTGCAATGCGTGCCCATTCGCAAACTGCGTCGGTTGCTTCGGTACTGGTTGCAATTGTTACAACTCTGGTTGGCAATTTCTCGGCAACGGCAGTGGTGGTTGTTACAATCCGTATTACATAACCACGACCTGCACTGGCACCAACTATTCCTGCCCCACCAACACTGGTGTGGCGACTCTTAGTGGAACGACATGTGTCTATCCAGCGTCGTACAATGCCACAGCAAACGGATAATTCACTTCAGGAGCAACTTGTTTTATGCCCATTGACTTTCCCAACTCTCCCGCCAACGGCGCGACCTACACGGTCGGCACGAAAACATGGCAGTACGACGGCACGTCATGGAACCTCGTGCAGGGCGACGCGCTCATCGGCACAGGGTCTGTTACATCAGACAAGATTGCCTCGCTTGCGGTAACATCAGGGAAAATTGACTCCAATGCGGTTACCGCTGGCAAAATTGCATCAAACGCCGTCACGGAAGCAAAAATAAATGACGGTGCGGTCACGCAAAACAAGTTGGCTTCTGGTCTTTCTGGCATTACGGTCACGACAACTGCTTTAAGAAGCACCGTAGTTCCAAGCCCGTTTACTGGTCAGTTCGTTTTCTTGACGGATACATCTGCCCTTCAGCGTTGGGACGGGTCCGTGTGGGTCACGGCGATAACGACCGTACCCACGGGGGCGCCGACAGGTCTTGCCCTCGTCTCGGCAACCACGACCACGGCGACCATTTCTTTCAGCCCTGGTGCAGACGGCGGTTCCGAAATCACAAACTACCAGTACGCCCTGTCCACCGATGGCGGCTCGACGTTCGGCGCTTACGCCGCCCTCAATCCAGCAGACGGAACAAGTCCAATAACAATTACGGGATTAACACCTACCACCGCATACCACGTAAAACTCAGGGCGGTAAACGCTTTAGGGACTGGCTCAAGCGAATCGTCTGCGTTCTCATTCACCACGTCGTGGAACAACGCGGTTGAGTATCTCGTCATTGCAGGTGGCGGCGGTGGTGGTGGTTCTGATGAAACTTACACCTCTGGCGGCGGTGGTGGTGCTGGCGGATACAGAACAAATGTAGTCGGCGCAACATCTGGAGGCGGTTCCGCTGCTGAAAGTGCACTATCCGTAAGTTTGGGAACTGCGTACACGGTCACCGTTGGCGGCGGCGGAACTGGGGGAAATGGATTTCACGTAAATGTTCCCCCAGGGACAGATTCGGTTTTCCACACAATTACATCTCTTGGTGGTGGGGGTGGCGGTTGCTACTCAGGTGGTCCTACTTATGGACCCGATGTTGGCGGTAGTGGTGGAGGAGGCGGCGGTGGTGCAAACGGTCATGCTGGCGCTGCGGGAACCGCAAACCAAGGTTATGCGGGTGGCACTGGTCATCCAGACCAAATTCAAAATTCTGCCGCTGGCGGTGGCGGAGGTGCTGGCGGTGTCGGAGGCAACTACAGCGGCGGAAATGCGGGTGCTGGCGGAAACGGTGTTTCTAGTTCCATTACCACCAGCGCGGTAATTCGTGCAGGTGGTGGTGGTGGTGGTGGCAACTCTTCTGGTGGAAGCGCACAAGGCGGTGGGGGTGCGGGTGCTACTGCGAACAACGGTCGTGCTGCTGGAAGCAGTGCAAGCAGCAGCACTGGTGGTGGCGGTGGCGGCGCGGCTAGTCAAGGAGGTGGCGGAGGCGGGCAAGGTAATCATCGTGCTGGCGGAAACGGCGGCTCTGGCATAGTCATCGTTCGCACCTCTTCTAATGCACCCACCGCAACGACCACTGGCGCTGGCGCAACCCTCGTGACGCAGGGCGGGTACAAGATTTATACTTTTACTGCTTCAGGCTCAATTACGTGGTGATGTTTAATATGTGAAGCCCAAGCATGGACACTAGGAGCAGAATCTGCTATAATATAATATATGTCTATAGAACAAGCACAAACGCAAATAACAATACCAAAAGAAAAAATTCAAGAGTGGAATGTTTTCTTTGCGCTGCCCTGTTATGACTCGCATGTTACAGAACCATTCATGATGTCTTTTTTGCAGTCATTAATGTATTATAAAGATATTGGTCTTAAATATTCTGTTTGTACAATTTCAGATTCTTTAATCAACCGCGCAAGAAATAATCTTGTGGCTAAGTTTATGGGCAATCCAGATTTTACACATATGATGTTTATTGATGTGGATTTACAATTTGATAAACAATCTATTTTAAAACTATTATGGCATGATAAAGATGTTGTGACTGCATCTTATCCAATTAAGGAAATTAATTGGAATAAAGTTAAAGAAGGCGCACAAAAAGATCTAGAAGCTAAAAAGCTTATGGAGTATGGTTCTAGGTATGTAGTTCACTTAACAAAACCAGGAGAAGTTCAGCTCAATATTGAAAAAGGCGCAATAGAATGCTATGAAGCAGGTACTGGCTTTATGTTAATTAAGCGTCAAGTTATTGAAAAAATGATGAAAAAATACAAAAAGCTAAAATACAAAGACGATACCGGTGGACTTTCTGATGCGGAACAAGAAAATGCGTATGCGCTTTTTAATTCTTATGTAGATGATGGAAGATTTTTATCTGAAGATTATGGATTTTGCCGCTATTGGCAGAAAATTGGTGGTAAAGTCTGGGTTGATCCAAGTATTGATCTAACTCACTTTGGTAGAATAAGATATACTGGCAAAATGATGGAATATTTAAATAGAATTACACAATAATTTTAACAAGATTTCGTTACTATCTTTAATGATATAATTAAACTTTTTTTTAAGGAGTGTCATGGCTCGCCTAAGGTTTGAAACCGCACCACAAATAACTATTTTTGATGAATCAGTACAATTTAAAGCAGCGGCTAATGCTACTGTGCCATTGGCAGAATTTGTTAATTCAGAGAATGAAACTGTGGCTTCAATCTCTAAGGAAGGAAACGTTCTAGTTTCTGGTGATCTGACGGTTACTGGTAACGTGATAATCAATGGTAGTACCACTACCTTAAACACTGAAACTTTAGTCGTTGAGGATAATATCATTAGGCTCAACGGTAACTCAGCTGGAGCTGCAGCAAACGTCAATGCCGGTATTGAAGTTTACCGTGGAGCGAATGCCGTGGTGGCGCTTCGCTGGAATGAGGTAAATGACGTTTGGCAGGTATCGGACAATGATGGCAACTATCTTGATGTTGCCACGACCAGCGGTGTCGGTACGAGTATACAACAGCACAATTCGTCAACACACGTGCATGGTATTTCAAATACTTATGAACTTGTAACGTTAGCGGGAGCACAAACTCTCACAAATAAAACAATTAATGGCGCAACAATCGAAAGCCCAACTATAACAGGTGTATCGCCAGTTATTACATTGGATGGTGACTTGACGGGTAACGTTGCTTTGACAAATCTTGGCAGTGCAACGTTAACGGCAACGATTGCCGCTAATTCAGTTGCATTGGGTACCGATACAACTGGAAACTATATGGCAGATGTTTCGGCAGGAACTGGCATTAACGTTTCTCACACTCCTGGCGAAGGCTCTAGTGCATCGATATCCTTAAATGCGTCGATCAATGATTTGTCCGATGTGAATACTGGTTCAGTATCAGATGGACAATTTCTTAAGTATTTAAGCTCAAACAATCAGTGGGTTGGCGCAGCAATCCCAACTATCAACAATCTTGATGACGTTGGTGATGTAACGATAACCAACGCATTTGGGGGAGAAGTCCTAAGGTGGAATAACACCGCGTGGGTAAATGACAGAATTACCCTTGGTTTCGATACAGACGGAAACTACATGTCTAATGTTTCGGCTGGAACCGGAGTAACAATTTACCATGTCCCCGACCCAGGCTCGACTGCGACGATTTCAATTGGTCAGGCAGTGGGAACTGCATCTGACGTTACGTTTGGATCGGTTACCACATCTGGTAATGCCGCAGTTGGTGGCAATCTTGTTGTCTCTGGCAACCTAACTGTTAGCGGAACCACGACAACAATCAATACCGTAACGCTGAGTGTTGCTGACAATGTTGTTACGTTGAACAGCGACTTCACTACGGGCTCTCCGACAGAAAACGCTGGCGTTGAAGTATTGCGTGGAAATTCTAGCACCGTTGCTCTTCGTTGGAATGAAACCAACGACAAGTGGGAAGCCACCACTGACGGAACTACCTATGGCAACGTCGTCACTACGGCAGATAGTGGAACCGTTTCAGCGGACATGATAGCAGATGTGCTATTTTCTGCGCAGACAGAAAGCTATACTTTGGCTTTGAGTGACAAAAACAAAGTTGTTGAAATGTCAAATGCTTCCGCAACTACCCTTACAATTGCAGCCGATAACTCAGTAAACTTTCCGACTGGATCGCAGATTACCATACTACAAACCGGTGCCGGTCAAGTAACGATAGCTGGAGCATCAGGAGTGACGGTCAACGCAACTCCAGGACTAAAGATACGCACCCAGTATTCAGCAGTTGTTGCTTTGAAGAGAGCTGCAAATACATGGGTTGTAACAGGGGACTTAAGCGCATAATATATGGCACTTAATCGTAGACGTGACTCGGGTGGCAAAAAGCCGACGACACCAACCATTGATACGGCTACGGCTGGTAATGCGGAAGCTACGGTAGCCTTTACTGCTTCTACTTATACTGGTAAAGCTACGGTTACTTATCGTGCTACGTCTAGCCCTAGCGGGATAACTGCCACCGCAGCCAGCTCCCCCATTACGGTTACGGGCTTGACGAATCGGAACAGCATACACGTTTACGGTCAGAGCAGAAACCTCTTATGGCGTTAATTCTGATGAATCTGCTGCCTCCAATTCCGTTACTCCGGTTGCTCCGCCATTCTTCCCCTTCTTTCCGCCGTTTTTCCCACCGTTCTTTCCACCCTTCTTCCCCTTCTTCCCGCCATTCTTCCCATTCTTTCCGCCGTTTTTCCCACCCTTCTTTCCGCCATTCTTCCCCTTCTTTCCGCCGTTTTTCCCACCCTTCTTTCCGCCATTCTTCCCATTCTTCCCATTCTTCCCGCACTTCTGCGCAAACTGCGGTAACATAGGCCCATGCTGTGGAATCTGTTATAGTACTAAATATGGCTACGGCTGCACCCAATAATTTGTGATATAATATGTACCTGAAAAGGAGAACATAATGTCTGACACTGAAAATAATTCTTGGACGCATCTAGAAGGTCCAACATCTGTTGAAGCAGATGATAATAGTGATAGTGCTTGGCCTATTCTTTTAATGAAATTTGGAGAATCAGGAGAACCAGGATTCGATGATAGTGTTACTAGTCTCGTAAGATCTCCTGGTGCCTTTGGTCATAATAATTCCGTTATGGTAAATTGGACAACATATAGATCAGAAACTGGTGAATTATTAGCAATTCACGCTAACTACGCCATTGATGAAAGCGATCCTGATTTTGATAAAATTAAAGAACGTCCTTACATGTTAATGGTCAACCCCTCTCATAGAAGAAAAGGTATTGGATCTATTGTGGGTCAGTTTGTTTATGATAGATATGTCGATAAACATGGAGGACCGCCAAATACAGATGCTCTCTATCACGATGTTCCAATGTCAACAATTGGAGCTGCCTGGCTTAATGATTTTTGGACAACATAATTTCTTTATTAATCTGAAATGTAGAGAAGAAAAAAGTATTTTCTTTTCATCTAAAGATGCTAAAGAATTGAAAATTATATCTAAACATTCAGAATTTCCATTTGGCTACAAAGCAATAGTAACATATCCAATATTTGTAAATATTTCTAATCCTATTTTTATTTCAGAAAATACCGAAAATGGTTTTAAAAAATTCCTTGTAAAATTTTATTTAACTGGGATTTATGAATTAAAACTGATGAGCGGAGACGATATAATCAATCATGGCGTTGCAAAAGTCTCATCGTCTTTTCTGTGAAAGGTTATAGGCATGGAGGAAAATATTAATCCATACTATTTATATAAAGAAAAAAGAAGATCAAATTTTACAATTGAAAATAACATATATAATTTTTATTGTTATGAGGAAATAGATAAGATTTTGAAAAATCCTTTTTGGGGAAAAGAATTTTCTAAGAAAAAAAAGAATGTTATCTATTCTTTAATTGATATTGATGATCCATTACATTCAAAAATTAGAAAAATCATTGCTCCATTTTTTTCTGCAAATTATGTTAATTGTTTTGAAGATACAATAAATAATATAGTTGATAAAACGATTAATGAAATAAAAGAAAAAGAAAAAATTGATATAGTTAAGAATTTTGGATTGATAATACCCATAGAGGCTATATCTAAGATAATTGGATTACCAAAATTTTATAATGATGATATAGAAAAGTATGCGTATGAAGTAACTGATGTTTGTGATCTTGATTTTATGAATGAACAAGATTTTATGAATGCTCTTAAATCTCACGATCTTGCTACATATGAAATATCTTCATTTTTATCCGATGTAATAGATTATAAGAAAAATAAACCAGGTGAAGATTTAATATCGTACATACTTCAAGATGGTCAATTGTCTCCCGGAGAGATACTAGCTCTTTGTAGTCTGTTGCTTATTGCCGGATTCCAAACAACATCAGATCTTATTTCTAGTTCAATATATCATATATGTCAAAATAAAAATATAAAAAATTATATAGTCAATAACTATTTAGCAGATCATCAGTTGAATGAACTTATTAGGTATGATACACCCGTACAAAGAGTCATGAGAGTAGCCAAATCCGATACTATTTTAAATATAAATAATCAAGAAATAAAATTTAAAAAAGATCAAATAGTATTTCTTCATCTAGGTTCCGCGAATAGGGATGAAAAAGTTTTTGAGAATCCAGATGTTTTAGATTTTGACAGAATGAATTCAAAAAAACATCTTTCTTTTGCGGCTGGAATGCACCTGTGTCTTGGTTTATTTTTGGCAAAAAGAGAAATAAAAATTTCTGTTGAAAAACTTTTTAAAGAATTTCCTAGTATTGAAATTATTGATTGCAAATGGAAAACGTCTAAAAGTTTTAGAGGCCTCGAAAAGCTTTATGTATCTATGATATAATTCTACTATATGTATAAATGGAGAGTTTATGGCAGAATCAACATGGGAACAGTATAAAAAGAAAAAGGCACAACAAAAAAATAGTATCCCAGAAGTTAAACCTCAGGACTTGTTAAATAAAGAAAATTATACCACATACGAAATTGCAAAAAGTAGAATGGATATATGCGAACAGTGCCCTGAGCTTACTAGAATAACCAAACAATGCAAACAATGTGGATGTTTTATGCTACTTAAAACAAAACTTACAAATGCAACCTGTCCATTAGGGAAGTGGTAATATGGAATATCTTGGTGATTCAAAATTAGGCATAGTAATTTATCGCAATAAATTACCTAAAGAATTAGAAATACCGCAAAGACTAGAGAAACTGGCTAAAGTAAAAAAATTTCATCCATACTATGGTTGGAAAGAAGCATTAGTTGGTCATCAAGAAAAAATGCCCGAGTATAGAGATTGTTGGGATTTCAAAGTTGCAGAAGGTCTTGCCAATATGGCAAAAGGTACAGAATACGATGATCTACACAAAGTGTACAATGAGGTTGGATCAGAGATAAAGCAATGTGTTACTGAATATTGCGGTCCATATAATATAACCATGAAATATATGGAATCAATAAATTTTGTTAAATATGAAAAAAATCAACACTTTCATTATCACGCAGATCACGGATTCTCATATGTGTGTACGGTTTCATCTATTGCATACCTTAATGATGATTATGAGGGCGGGGAATTAAGTTTTCATACGCTTGATTTAAAGCATAAACCTAGTTCCGGAGATATTATTGTCTTTCCTTCCAACTTCATCTATGCACATGCAGCTTTGCCCGTAACTGAGGGAGTGAAATATTCTGCTGTCACAATGTTTGACTACACTGATGATTTTCATAAACATCACACTGCAAGTTATCCAAAAACAAAATAAACATGAAATCATCTCGTACAAATAGTAAATCACAGCAAGATCAAAAAATAACTTTTGTATCCAATAGGGCTCACCTTAACAAGGAAAGCCCGTCGTGCCCTAAGCCAATTAAAAAATTACTTCCTTCATGGTACAAAGAAGCCAGTGTTTACATAAATGATCCAGCAACAAATCATCCATATGTAAATCCAGCTGATGGAGCAAAAATTCCAAACTGGAAAGCATGTGCGCCATTTTTCGATGCAATGTCTAGTGGGTATGCCCTAAGAACACCCTGTGATATTGAGTTCTATGAAGGCAATGGACGAATAAGGGCTAAGGTGCTGGATCTTAAATGTGCTGATTTTATTTGGGAAAGATCAGAAATGGCCGATTTTAATACTCCAATGGGTTATAGTAAAATGCATTTTGCTTGGTGGGTAGATTGGGGCGTTATTCTTTCCGAAGGTTACAGTGCCTTATATTGTCAGCCATTGAATAGATTTGAATTACCCTTTTTCAATACTAGTGGAATCGTAGATAACGATAAGGTAAATCTGTTTGGGCAAGTGCCATTTTTTATGTTTAAGGGTTGGACTGGAGTAATACCAGCCGGAACTCCTTATCTTCAAATTATTCCATTCAGAAGAGAAGATTGGGAATCGGAAATAATAATTGAAAATCCAGGTAAAATATATGATAAAAATGTTAAAAATTCTCAAAAATATCGAGTGCCCAATGGAGGGGTTTATAAAAATCAAGTTTGGGAAAAGAGATCATACAAATAATGAAAAATCAAAACACAGATGCTCCAGTTCAATATCAGGATAACAATGATGAATGGTGGCTTAAAGAAAGATTAGAAACTTCATCATTTAGAATGTCTATTAAAAATTTAGACGGTGACATAACTGTTTCTAATCCAGGTTTAGGATTAAATATATATCACAATGTTTTTTCTAAAAACGATGCAGACAGATATATAAAAATTCTCGAAGATAATTTAACCAATGGAAAAATTTACAAATGGTCAGAAGCTCAAGTAACAAACTCTACAACTCCAATTAAAAAAGCTAGAGATTGTGTAGATTTTAAATTTAAGCCAGAAAATTTAGGCTTTCGTAACTCCTATAATTCAGAATTGCTAGACCTACATAAAGAGATATATGATAAATTAAAACTTTGCATTGATGATTACGCAAGATATTGGGGAATTAATGTTGTTTATTATGAGGCTTTTAATTTCGTAAAATACGAAGGTGAAGGCAAACACTTCAGGATTCACGCAGATCACGGTCCGGCATATAACTGTACTGTATCTGCAGTTATTTACATCAACGATGACTATGATGGTGGGGAAATACAGTTCCCAAGATTAAATAATCATATACATAAACCCAAAGTTGGGGATATAGCAGTCTTCCCTTCCAACTATATATACGAGCATGCGTCATTGCCAATAAAAAATGGTACTAAGTATTCTGTAGTTATAATGACAGACATCAACAAATTAGGTCATCATGTTTGATATTTCAGTTGAAAAAACCAAAGATTCAATATTTGAAATAAAGCCAATGTCTGTTAAAAGAGATTGGATGGATCACACAACAAGCAAACACGCATATAGATGTTTCCCTGTTACTCAAGCAAATGTTGTTGGCTTTAGTCTTTCATGTATTGAGGATATAATATTTACCTGGGACGGAATGAATGACGAAACAGCCGATCACATACAAATTACTCGTCCTTTAGGTGCGTATGGTGGTAGGGGTCAATCATCAATAAGTTTCGATACGGGATTGGTTTTTAGAACCGATAATGATGTAAGCCTTTGGACAATTAATCCTGTTAATTATTTTAATGATGATTTTGAAACAATGTCCAATTTTATTAGCACATCTTTCTATAATCAACCACTTCCTCTAGCTATAAAAGCAAAAAAATCAAATGTCGAAGTAACTATAGAAAAAGGCACACCTATTGCTACTATCATCCCGATTTCTCTGACGAATTTGAACAATACGTCAATTACTATTGTCGATTATTCCGATCCACAAAGAAAAAGAGAAGAATCAAATATGAAGTATGGTGCGGCGGCAGGGCAACTGAATAAAATCGGAAAATATACCGACTGGTATAGAGACGCCGTTAATGAGAAAAATGAATCTTTGGGATCACACGAGGTAAAAGCATTGAAGCTTCATGTTATCGATAAAAGAAAGAAGATGTGATGATATGGACTTAGGGGAAAAAAGAGTGCTGGTAGTCAGGAAACCTTCAATGACTCCCTCTGGGTTTTTCGGGCATGCTGCAGAAAATATTGTGGAACTGGAAAATTTCATGACCAAAGAAGAAGTAGATTTTTTAGAAAGCTCAGCAAGACAGATAACTATTTGGGATGTTACCGAAAGTCATGTCAATGAAAATGGCACCGTCATCTATGATGCGCTCTATTGGAAAGATAGGGTGGCTACTAGTCCCACATTAGATAAAAACAATCCCAAAATTGTTCCACTGCTTGATAAGCTTTTTCAAAGATTAAAGCCTATCGTTGAAGACTTTTTTAAGGTAGAAGTTAAACCAACTGGACAAACAATCGTAAAATGGAATCCAGGACAGTATCAACTGCCGCACGCAGACAAAGAGCTTCACTCAGGCCCGGATGCCGGTATGCCAAATGACTTTCCAAATTATGATATAGCAAGTTTGTTTTATATTAATGACGACTATGAGGGTGGAGAGCTGTATTTCCCAAATCAAAAAGTTCAAATTAAACCTAAAAAAGGAGCTGCCTACTTTTTTCCTGGAGACATGAATTATGTTCATGGTGTTACAGAGGTGAAGAATTCTGTTAGATTTACTTGTCCTTTTTTCTGGGAGATTCTTAAGCATACTGGAGACGTCAAACCAGATCCGAATACACAGTACTATAGAATTTTCCCAAGTAAAGAAGAGACATCAAGCTGGGATCCAATCAGGGGCATAAAAAATAATGGATAACAAAATACTAGAACCAATAGAGATATATCCCAATATTCTTGTATATAAAGGTTTGTTTAAAAACATTCAAAGTTCATATCAAGTTCTTTTAAATTCACTAATAGAGACTGAAGATAGACTCTTTAGTCCTTGGACACAATGGTCTATTTTTGGTAAATATTTAAATCCAATTATACCTAGTTTCAATTCATCAGATAAATATGGTAATTTAAAAAATATTGTAACAAACACAGAAGTTCAAGAAAATGAAAAACAATTTGGTATTGAAATGATGGAAAATTTTTATTTAGTTACAGAAGATTATATTAAACGACATAACATAGATGTAGACTTGGATGCAACAACTATAGACGAAAACGGACAAGCCACACCATTATGGAGATGGACTGGAGGAACTATAGGTAAATATCATGTAAGTAATGATGAAGAGCAACATGGTATGAGATATCATTCAGACTATATAAGAGAGCAAGGAGATGCTCCAGGTTATAAGTTTGTAATAACATGCACAATTTATTATAATGATGATTATGAGGGCGGAGAAGTTGATTTTGCAATGGGAGACAAACTTGTAAAATACAAGCCAAAAGCAGGAGATCTTCTTGTTTTTCCATCTGGACACCCAGATTATTTAACAGAAGATGAAATGCCATACCTTCACGGAGTTATGCCAGCGTATAAAAATAATAAATTTTTGTCAAGAATGTACTGGCAAAAATATCAAAAAGGAACAGACGAATGGTACGAAAAAGAACAAGAGTTCGGCAAGGATGTTTGGGCTGCAATGCAACCACAACTTGAACAAGAGTTTAGAGATAAGCATCCACAAAAAAGAAAGATCGAAAATGGAGTTAGAATAAAATGAACCTAGAAAATAAAAATAGACTAACTAAAGATATAATTATTTATGAAAATTTTATTGATGTTGAAACATCCGGTAAATTAATTACCGTATTAGACAAGCACGTTGAAGCGGGGAAAATGACTTGGACGCCAATATCATTTTATGAATCTTATTCTTCGGTTCTTCCGCAGGATGATGACGACGTGGTGATTGAAGAGGGATTGGCGCCAACTATTTTTTCCGACATAAAACAGGGAATTATTAATGCTATTGCCAGCGTTCATGACTTGGATCCAAGCATTATCTGTCAGATCGGTTATCATACTCAAAAATGGGAACCCGGAGCTTATGCAAGAATACACT